TTTTTTTTTAAATAAAACTTATGGCAGCCAATTTTCAGTTAGATCTTATTGTCCCTCCTAGTTATAGTGTAAAATTACTTGCTGTTACAGATGCGTCTATCTATCCAGATAACCCACCTATTGTATCATCACCAAGTATTGAAATTCAGGTTCCAGGATTTGGAACCAAGATATTACCTTTTGTACCTTTAGAGACAAACATTTTTGCATCAGATACCTTAGGTATTACTGAAGCTGGATGTAAGCAGGATCTTCCGGATGGTATTTACCATTTGAAGTATTCTGTAGCACCTGCATATCTAAATTATGTTGAGAAAACAATTATGCGTATAGACAAACTTCAAGAGAAGTTTGATTCTGCATTTTTAAAACTTAACATGATGGAATGTGCAAGTGAATTAAAAACACAATCAAATATTACATTAAATACAATTAACTTCTTTATTCAGGGTTCTTTAGCAGCTGCTAATAACTGTGCTGAAAAAGAAGCATTAAAATTATACAGTCAAGCTGGTAACATGCTTGATACATTTATAAAATCAAACTGTGGTTGTACAGGAAACAATTACAGAGTAAACTTCATTTAATATGGCACAGTGTGCAGGATGTGGAGCTCAGGTGGGATGTAGCTGTAGACTAAATAATGGTCTATGTGGAGCCTGTCAAGCGAAGTTAAAAGAAAATCAAGGTAAAAAGTAAGATATATATGTTATCACCAAGATTAACCAATTGCAAAGGATGTGCAGACATTCCTGATTTACTTAGAAGAATAGACTGTAAATTAGCAGAGCTAGGGAACAACTTATACAATAATGTTGTATTTATGTTGAATAAACCTATAGCGGTTACTGATATATCACAACTTTTAGTATACAAACGTGTACTGATGTTTAGATATTGTGATACACATTATGCAACAAGATGCCCAGAGATAAGTACAGAGGATATTGCTAGTAAAGTTATTCGTCTTACTACTGGTTGTGTTTCATTATGTAATGAACCAACTGTGTGTGAGATAACTACACGTGCTATTAAACCATCTCCTAATCCTACAACTACTACTACTAGTACATCTAGTACAAGTACAACTTCTACAACTTCTACAAGTAGTACAACAACAAGTACAACAACACTTAACTGTAACTTTACTGGTGTAATTGATTGTAGTATTACAACAACAACCACTACTACACCTGCCCCTACTACAACTACTACATCAACTTATTTCCCAGATCCATTTGGTGTACCATGTCTATGGTCTACTAATGGAGGCAATCCAGGAAATCTAGCTGTATACAGCTTTGATACTAATACAGCTACTACAGTATTAGTTCCTAACGACTTTAATGAGACAGTGGGTATTGAAAGACCTATTTGTGCTACAGAAGATAAACTATGGTTAGTTAGTATAGTTGATCAAAATCCTCTTGATAATGATACAAGTGATAAGGTATATATTAGAGAGTGGGATATAGATGGAACTACACCAAATGCCCCTACATTAACTTACGTAAGAGAGATAACAGTTAACACAGGAACATACAGTGGATATAATCTTGGAGGAACTTCTGTACAGGCCATGGCTGCAAAAGATAATGATACACTTATTATTGGAACAGGTAATGAATATGGATCAATACCAGCAGGTACTGGTGGAGTTGGTAACATGTATGCTCTTGAATTCAGCATTGCTGCGTCAGGAGATATTACAGTTACAGGAAATGATATATCTGCTGAATGGGTAGCTGCTTCAGGGACCAATGCAGGTAAAATGAGTAATCTTACTTATACAAATTCAGGGCAACTTGTATTAGGATATAGAATAGATCTTAATCCTGATGGATCTGGACTTGGAAATATAGTAGGTAATTGGTTAAAAGTATTTCCTGCAACTCCTGCTGATCCTGCATTTAGTATAAATGATACAGCCATTCCATGGATTAAACTTCAAGACAATGGATATCCAGAATTTACAGCAAGTTATAATGGATCCAAAGATGCACCTTTCTGGGGTATAAATGGATTAGCACAATTATCACATGCAGAAACTTTAGCGGTGTATACTCTAAATCAATTACCTTCCTATTCATTATCATTGACTACTAATGTGATTAGTTCAAATGATTGGTTAAGTTCAGCTACACACTGTTCTAATATTGAATTTAAAATAAATGATACCCCTGATTGTGGCCTTACTTATTTACCTGCATTACTTGATACTGAGGGTAATTATTTAGGACCCCAGACATTTGAGTACTTTGGAATGACATGTACAGCAAGCTTATCTGAAAATCTAGATGCCTGGTATATGGGAACAACTCCTAGTGGCTTCTTAGGATGTAGTGGACTTGTTAAACCATCATCTGAAGGAGTTAGTGTAACTCGAATAGTACAAGGTAATAACTTTAGTGTTACAATTGATTTCCCTCAATTAGTTAATAATATTCCAATTAGAGCTGGTGTTTTAAATAGTAATGCAGGTGGTACAAGTGGTGATGTATATTATGTTAGCACTAATACAGGTGACCCTGTACTTTCTATAAATCAAGGATGTTATCTTCAAGTTGATGATAATAAATTATGGGGTGGAGTACAAAATCCTAATCTTCCTAATGAAAACCCTATATATAATCCAGGATATGGAGAGGTTAAAGTTACTACTCCTTCCGACTTTACATCTATGACTATATATGGTAATGCACCAACTGGTGGACCATTGTTTTTAGGATGTCGTCCTTTAAATTGCGATAATATGGTATACGTAAGATTTGGAGGATTGACTTGTTCTGATCCTGAAGAAGCAGGACGTTGTGTAGCTCCACCAAATGTTCCAGTAGCACAGACTTCTTATCAACCAATTAAGGTATGGAATAAAACGACAGGTGTAATTACAGAAGTAGGACCTCCACCAGGTGAAGGTTTTGCTTCTGGCGATATTGGTATGTCTAATAATATAATTGTAGTATCAGCTAACTTTAACTATCAAAATGCAGCAGCACCTCCTACAGATCAGTGTTTTATAAAATATACTTATGATAGTGTAGCTGAGGTTCCTACCAATTTAGAATGGGATGGGGTGAGATATGTATTACCTCCTGTCTGGGACCAGTTCAATAACGGTTTTATTCCAAACATTGAAGTAATAAATGATAACACAATAGGTTTAACTGTAAGTACAACAAGTGGTGGTTTTGATCCTTTATATGATACTAGATTTCTAGAGTGTACATTCCCTCAAACTGGTACAGAAATGATTACTGTAGAAAAGTTTGCACTTGCTGGAGCAGGTGTTAACAATGCTGGTAATGCAGGAGATTTACTAATTACATATAAAGAAGATGGTGTAACACCAAATAAAGTAATAGTTTTAGGAACTGTAGATCCCTACGTTGATAATAATTTTATAACTGCTCATCTTGCAGTTCAACAATATGATTATGAAACAGGAGCTTTAGAGGTAACTACAAGAGCTGAAGACTTTGGGGTTGATCCTATAGGTGGAGCAGCTATTGCTCTATTTGACGGAAAACTTTATGTAGGTGGTAGTAGATGGGCTACAATAGATCTAGAGTCTCCATATGGATGGACTGAATTAGTGCCTAATGCTCCTGGTACACCTGATCCAGCTGGTGGAGCAAGTCAAATACCTGGATGTAGAATAAGTAATGGGTTTATTATAGATCCTAATGTAACAACTACTACAACTACAACAGATCCTAATACAACAACAACCACCACTACAGTACCACCTGGTGTAAGAACTATATTTACTAGATTTGGAATTAATAATAATCCAACATAATTATGGAAGCAACTCAAGACATACATAATAAGATTTTAGAACTACACAAACAGTATCCTCATGCTACTGGTATTGGATGGGGCAAGAAGATTGTAGATGGAGTAGATACTGGAGAATTTGCTTTTCAAATAGCAGTTAAAAAAAAGAAACCACTTTCTGAAGTCTTAGCAAATGAACTAATCAGTTCTGAGGTTGATCTAAATGGTGTAAAAATAAAAACTGATATAATAGAAATAGCTATAAATCAACGCATGACTTGTAGTCAGACTTGTGGTAATATAAATGCTGGTCCAAACAATGCCGCAAATAGAGCGTACACAAGACCTTTAAAAGGTGGAATAGCTGTATCAAGTAGAAACAATGATTCAACTGTAGGAACCCTAGGAGGTTTTGTAATACACAGTGATACTAATGGTGTGGTTGGTTTAACAAACAATCATGTTTCAATCAATGATGCTTTCTTTACATCCGATAGAGATATTAATGGTCCTTATTTAAATGACTCATATGCAGTAAATAGAGTTTACAATAATGTACAAGGTCCTAACACCCCTACGTCTAATAACTTTGGAATAAGTTTAAGATATGTTCCTATACACTCGATTGCTTCAGGACAAGTAAATCAAGTAGATGCTGCAATATGTTCAGTAGCACAGGAAGACTTCTCAACAACTGCCTCTTGGTTACAAGTAGGACTAGAATTAATAATGGGATCAGACGCTCCACCTTTTGCTAGTACATCTGAGTTAGATAATATATTAGCTACTAATCCTCCTTTATATACAGCTGGAAGAACAACTGGACCAAAAGGATTAGAACCTGATTGTCCTCTTAGAGTGAGTGCAAGTCCTCAGCTTGTAACTCCAATAAGTTATCAAATGCAAAATCCTACACAAGCTGATTTATCTCTAGGTAATCAGAGTCCTTATGCTGTAGCATGTACATTTACAAGATCTATCCAATTTGTAAAACCAGCACAAGAAACTCCTAACGCTCAAACTCCAGGATGTCCAAATCCTATATATAGTGGTGATTCCGGATCTATGTTATTAGCAGATTTTAACGGAACTATTAAAATAGTAGGACTGTGTTATGCTGGTGCTGGTAATCCTGTAGAATATGGTCTGGCATGTAGAATAGATGACATTGCAGCTCAGTTAGGAATAGAACAATATGTAACTCAAGGTGGAGTAGGAAGTGAAATAATGATAGATCCTGATAGTGTCCAATATAAAACTGTAGAAGGAACAAGTGATCAAAAAACAATAACATGCGATAATTTAGAATACTGGCAAACAGGATTTACAGATACATTACAAAATAATTGTCCATAAACAAACAAATAAAATAATAAAATTATGTCAACACAAAATTGCTCAAATTGTTACAACGGCTGTACTGAAATTACTTCAGACAAGTGCGTTAAATATACAGGAGTAGATGTTCCTATACTAGGAATAAAAACTGGAGACTCTCTATCTTTTGTAGAGCAAGCTCTTATTACCTTTTTAGGTTCTACTTTAGATGGCACAGGTATACAACCTGTAGTTCCTGCATCAGATATATGTCCTATAGTAGATGCTAATCTAGATAATTGTAATCCTCTATCTTTAAATAATTATCTTGTAGGTATTATCAAAACTATTTGTGATTTAAACATACAGATAGAAGCTATAGAAGTTTCTAATCCTAGTACAGTTTACAATGTAGGATGTGTAGAAAATGTTCAAAATACATCTAGCACATCAGAGGTACTACAACAAACCATAGTAAAGTTATGTGAAGTTGAGCAATCACTGAATACTTTTATTACTGATGTTACAAATAACTACGTACAGATTGTTGACATAAATACATATATAGAGAACTATTTAAATACTAATCCTCAACAACAGTTGCTGAATAGTAGAATGGTTCCATTTTCTTCTCAGCCTTATTTTGGATCATTATCACCATTTGATGCATCTGGTGCTGGCATAGGGATATGGGATAGAATATTCTTATGTAACGGAAATAATGGAACACCAGATCTTAGAGGTAGAGTTCCAGTAGGAGCTACTGATATGCCAGGTCAATCTATGGATAGTGCTGTCGATCCAGGAAATAGTGGAAACCCTACATATAACCTAACTAGTTTAGTAGGAACAAATCAAGTTGTATTAACAACAGCAGAAATTCCTTCTCATACCCATATAGGAACAGTAAGTGCTCCTAGTCCAGAAACTCACACACATCAAATGTTAGTTAAACCAGGTGTAATGGGACAAGGTGGAGCTACTGTTTACCCTGATTATTCTAATCCAGGAGGAGAAAGAAGAGGTGAGAGAAGAACAATGGATTCTGGTGTTTCTGGTGTTGGTAGTTATGATGCAGCATATACAGAATTAGAAGGAAACCATACACACACTGTTACTATTGATGTAACTGGTGGAGGCTTAGGTCACAATAACTATCAACCTGGAATGGGAGCATATTATATAATTTACATACCTTAATACTAAAAACTATGGCATACTTAGCTACAAATCCTTGTTGTACCGATATAACATTAAACTCTACTTGTGGATGCTCAAGCACTACAACTGCTGACCCATGTAATACTGCAGTACACTATTCAAAATCTATTATATATAATGGACCCACATTACCTTGTTCAAATGTAGAGCCTTGTGACGATTTAAACGTTGCTTTGTCTAAAATTGATGAACTTCTTTGTATATTGAAGACTCAACAAGTAACCAATACATCAGATATTGCTACTATTAAAGAACAAGTTATACTGATAAATCAAACATTAAATACCTGTTGTGCATCATAATGGAAGCATTTATAAAACTAACTACTGCAGGAAATAACACTGGACCTTTCAATCTGTTCTCAGATATAGATGGGTTCACTACTGCTTTTGAAACTGGAATAACTAAAACTCAGTTATTAGCTGGATACACAACATCAGCTGTTGCTGATTTTACCACTACAATTAGAGTGGCATCAGATTCATTATGTGAGAATAGTTTTGATATTATATTACAGCAAACAACTACCACTACAACAACAATATAATTATGGCCTTAATAGAGATAACATTAACAATAGACGGACAAGCAGGACCATTTGATTTATTTTCAAATGTAGACAGCTTTGGATCACCTTTTGCTACACAAGTGCCTGCTGCAAGTTTAACTGCTGGTTATTCAGTAGTAGCCCCTCCAGGAACCTCTACTGTTAAAGTTTGCTCTACTGGTGTTTGTACTAACTGTATAGACATTCTTACTAACTGTCCTACAACTACCACTACAACTAGTTCTAGTACATCTACTACTACAAGTACTTCAACTTCAACATCCACAACTACTACAGAAGTTCCACCAAATAAACTTAATTGGGAACTTATAACAAATACCCCAGGTTCTCTACTTGCTGCTGACCCTCAACTATCAAATCTAGGAATAAAAGTTAATGGAATACCAGTAGTAGATGTAGAAATTACAGGCAATGCTTCTTCACAAAGTGGAGTAATAGACATATATCCAGGTGATACTGTAAATGCTTTTTTAAGAACTGATAGAACAGGAGTATATAACTTTGTTAACAGTATTATAAAAGATGGTATATTCTATCAAGCACAAGATACATGTGACGAATGTAGTAATTTTTACCAAACAGATCTTAGCCCACAATATGTAGGAGCAGGAGTTGATGTTGATTTCTCTTTTGTAGGTGATACTATTAAAGAAGAAGTTACTACAACAACTACCACAACTATAGCAGCAACTACAACAACAACTACAAGTAGTAGTTCTTCAACCACTACAACAACTACAACATGTGATTGTTCTTTAAATGGTGCAACAGCAATTGTTACTGCAGGAACAACAACAACACAAGTTCCAGCTACAACTACCACTACAACAACACAAGCTGGAGGAACTAGACTATTAGCTGTAAGATCTACTCTGTTTGATGTAGCTTTATCAATAGGTATTTGTGATTATGCTTTAAATCAATTTACTTTTAAAAGTGGACAACCTGTTCCACAAATTGGAGATATTCTTTATGATCAATCAACTGGTGGTTCAACATTTAATGGAGGTAATAACTACTGGCATTATCAAACAAGTGGAGCATCCACAACCTACACTATAAGAGTAGGAGCAACCGGAATAATTTCATATGTAGACACATGCTTTGCTTAAACTAATTATCTATGGCACAACAAATTAAAATACAACTAACTTCTGCAGGGGCATGTTCTGGTCCTGTAGATTTATATTCAGATGCAGATAACTATGTTAATGCTTTTGCTAGTAATATATCTATTACAGTACTAACTAGTGCTTTAGGATATAATACATCTGCTGCACCAATTGGAACTACTACTATAAGAATACAAAATTCTCTTACTAATCATGATTGCAATGATAACTTTGTAGATGTAATTATAATAACATAATAATGACAGTATTAATACAAGCTAATAATATAGGAAGTGATGCAGGACCATTTGATATATTCTCTCAAGTTAATGGGTATACAGAAGCTTTTGAAACTGGAATAACTGCAGCACAGCTTATTGTAGGTTTTGTATCTTACAATGTTCCTGATGGAACTACAGTAGTAAGATTACTGTCGGTTAATTCTAATTGTAATAATCATGAAGATATAGTTATTAATATTCCACCTGTTTGTACAAATCAAACAATAGTTTTTCAACTATGTAATACTAGTGCTACTGTACAAGATGACTTTGATATATTTTTAAATGGTATAAAAATAGGAGATGTAAGTTTAAATCAAAGTGCACAAGTAGGATCAGTAATGGTAGGAAGTAATGTTACTCAAATTATAACACAACCAGACTTTGCTTGTCCTTTAGGTAATATGCAGTTATTCTTTTTTGATCCTGATCTTATATCATATAGAAATAGTATAACAATGACAAACACTCAGAACAATGGAAATGGTAATGTAGGAACACTCTCAATAAGAAACTACAATGTAGTAAATACCTCATTAGAAACACCTTGTGTAGTTCAAGATTTTAATTTTAGTGGAAGCTCTGGAGATAGCTTTAATTTTACATGGATACACAGTCAATGTTGTAATGACTTCAACCCATAAAAAGTTCTCTTTTGTTGGTTTTAGAGAACTTCTCCTAGGGGCTAAATAGCCCTTGGGAGTTTTTATTTATAATCAAATTAATTATAAAGAATAACCCTCACGATTAAATTTTTTATGTTTAGTCAAATAATTTATCTATCTTTACCATATTTACTAATTAAATACAGGACAAATGGCTGAAAATCAAGGGCTTCTTAATGAGTTAAAATCATTACTAAAGCGAAAAAGAAGCAAACAGTGGTATGCAGAACAACTGAAAATAACACTGTCTGAAGTAAATGAATTATTAAAAGAGATGAGGGGTAAGAATGTAGATGAAGGAGAAGAGTTTTTAAATGAACCAACTCACAGTAAAGAATTTGAACAGGCACTGCGGAAGGTAAGTAACGATAAGGGAACAATAGAAAGTACAATAACTCTTGACTTTGAACCAAAGAGTGATATAGAATTAGCACAATTACACAAGATAGATTTAGAAAAGTATATAATTACTAACTATTGGTCTAAAGTACTTCCAACTGGTAAGTTTACATCTTCGATCTTTTCAAAAAGAAAAGGTCCACAAGATTATACAGCTGATGATTTCAGCAAGTTCCTAGAGAACTACAAATCAAACTACATTCCTATTTCTTCTCCTAAACTAGATAATGATAAATCTCTTGTAGATATTGAATTATCTTTATCTGATTACCATTTAGGTAAAAGATATGTTGATGGAGATAATGATCCAGAGACTAGAGCTACAAGGTTTGTACATATAGCAGAAGCTTTAACACATAAAGTTAGATCTGTTTATGATATAAATAAAGTAGTGTTTCCTATATCTAATGATTTCTTTCATACTGATAATTATCAAAACACTACAACCAATGGTACTCCACAGGATATAATCTTAGACTATGCTTCAGAGTATGAAATGGGATTTAATATTCTAGTAGATACTATTAAGATGCTTAAGACTAACTCCAAGCATGTTGAGGTTATTCTAGTACAAGGTAATCATGATAGAACTAAATCCTATTATTTAGCTCATGCGTTAGATATATTCTTTAAGAATGATAAAAACATATCATTTGTTAGAGAGGAAGGATTAATCAAAGCTACCGTAGTTGGTAGTACATTTATTGGTTTTCATCATGGTAACTGTAAAATTGATGCGTTACCTTTATTGTTTGCAACACATCCAGTTTATAGTAAATGGTTTGGAGATGCTACATATAGAGAAGTTCACACAGGTGATAAACATCACTATATGGCAAAGGAAATAAAGGGAGTAAGAATACAACAAATGCCTAGTTTATCTGGAACAGATAGATGGCATAAAGATAATAATTTTGTACATAGTGTACGAGCTGCCTTAGCGTTAGTCTATGACTTTAAAGTAGGAAAGGTAGCTGAATTTGAAGAAAGAATATAGATATGGCAACAAAGTATGGAAAGCCTACACCAGGCAAAAATGTAAAAGCTCCTAAGATTCGTCCTTATAATATGAAGCGTAATTATATGAGAGAAGCTGATCAAATGGGAGGCATACAAGGATTCGGTAATTACAGAAAGAAAATATAAAATGGCAACATTAAGAAAATTAGTTTCAGACGTGCGATCAATGCACAAGATTTTATCAACGGATGCACTTATAACAGATCGAGCAATCGCTTCTGAGGTTAAGAATACTGCTCAATTGTTAATTAAAAGAGAAACTAACTTAAGAAAGCTATGGGCAAGTGATACATTGTTTACTACAATACCTTGTTTAGAGATGAAGGAAGTACCTATCTCTGAATGTTGTGAGTATGCAGACGAGTGTAGTGTGTCACGAACAGTATTTAAGTTGCCTAGGATCTCCGAAGGTAACTATCAGTATGTAATTCAAGGTGTATATTCTATAGATGCCATGGGTGGAAGAGGTACTAAATTAAAAGAAATAACAATCAATAGATATATTAATCTATTAAAACTACCTATAATAAAAAATGATTATTACTTCTGGATATCTAGTGGGTATCTTTATGTAAATAATCCTTTATTAAAAGCAATAAGGTTAACAGCATTCTTTGAAGAAGATGTACCTAACGAGATCATGTATCCAGAATGTGGATGTGGAAGTCCTGAATATACAGATGAAGAGTATTGTAAAAATCCTTTAGACAAGGAATATGCATTACCTGGTTATTTAGAACAACAAGCATTATCATTAACTTCTCAAAAGTTATTGTCAACATATTTCCAAATTAAGGATGATATGAGTAATGAAGGCATAGATGGACAAGCTCCAAATGCTCAACCTACAAACTAGAACTATATATGTCAAGAGTAGCAGTTGACTGGAGAAGTGCAAGTAAAAATAATTACGAAGACTTCTGTAAAAAGAACCCTTTGATATCTCTTACTTTTGATGAGTGGAGAAATATTCTGTATGCATTTAATGAATCATTCAAATACTACATTTTAGAGACAGGAGAGAAAGAAAAATTACCTACTGGGTTTGGAGAGTTTTCTATTAACAAAAAGAAAAGAAGAAGAACTAAAGGAATTGACGGTAAGGAATTTGTAAATCTTCCTATTGATTGGCAGAAAACTAAACAGAAAGGAAAGGTTATATATAACTTTAACTATCACACAGAAGGATACTTCTTTGGTTGGATGTGGTTTAAACAAAGTGCTAGATTTAGAAATTCTGATCTATGGTACTTTAAACCTTCTAGAAGAACTTCAAGAGATCTTTCTCACTACTTAAAAGCAGACAATAAATACCAACACATATACCATGAATGGAAAAAATAACTTATGTCATACTATTATAAATACGATTTTGTATCCCCAGAACCATTATATGCAACAGTAAAAGAAGAACTTAAAAGTTATTTTGATACTGGAGCTGTAGATGATTTATTATTCCCTACCTACCTAGATAAGTGTCTTAGGAAGATGGGTAGGACTACATTTCAAATTACTACTGAGATTTTATTTGTGGACGACTTTCAAGCAAGACTTCCTGATAACTTTTATGCAGTAAGAGAAGCATGGATGTGTGCAGTAGTGCAAGGAAATCCTTATCCTGCAGCATCTTCTTTATATACTCAAGCAGTTAACGCTACTACTATTCAAGTAGCTCCTCTAACAATAGGAGGAACTCCTTGTGATAATCCATCATGTCAACATCCTAGTTGTGATGGTACATGTATGCCTACAGTAGTACAAGCTGTATATAAAACAAATAGTGAAATTCCTAGATCCTGGAGACGTTCTTATTTATTAAAGCCAGGAAATATATCTGCACGTAAAAGTTGTAATTTATCCTATACTAATTCTTGGTCACAATTTAACCAATTAACTTTAGCAGGTCGTGAGTTTACACCTGGTGCTTCTTCTTTTGACTCTTTTGATATCAGAGATAATAACTTCGTAACAAATTTTAGATCAGGAACAGTACATCTAGTATTTTATGCAACAGACTATGATAAAATAGGCAATCAATTAATACCTGATAACTTTCGTGTTAGAGAATACATTGAAGCATTTATTAAATTTAAAGTATTTGAAACTCTTACAAATCAAACAGTAGACGAAACATTCAATCAACTACAGACTAAACTTATGTATCATAAACAAGTAATGGATGAAGCCTGGGTAATGGCAGAAACAGAACTTAAAAAAGAAACAGTTTATCAAAAGCAAAGAAAAATTATTACTGACTTAAATCGTTTTAACCAATATGAACTTCCAGATGCAAAATCTCAAGTATCAGGTAGATATTCAAATAGACGTTGGAGACGTAATGGTTTTAATTAATATATATGGCTACTAGAAAAGAAATGGATGACTCTGCTTCAGGCTTAACTGCAGCTAAGAAGAAAGCTGCAGAAGCTAAGAAGATGGAATCTGCTCAGAAAGGTCAAGTGAGAATGGAGTTTAATCAAGCTCAGTCTGGACTTAATATGGACAGTACAATTAACCAGGTGAAAACAGGGAACCTTACCTATGCTTTAAATGCAACGGTTGAGAACTTTGATTCTAGTTCTATTAATTATCAAAATGAACCTGGTAATGAGCCTTGTCTTAGTTTTCCTGATGGTTATGAACTTATAGGAAAGCATACTATTCCTGAGAAAAAGAAAAACATATTCTTTTTAGTAAACCCTTTAACTGGTGGAAGTGAAATTGGCTTCATGTTTAATAATGATTGTCAGTATCGCACGCTAATCAATGCTCCATGTTTAAACTTTAGTGTTGATCACCCTATACCAAAGGTAGTACATAAAATAACAAACTGTACCACAGAGATATATTGGACTGATGGATTTAATGCTAGAAGATATTTAAATGTAGAAACAGACGAGAACTTAGAACCAATTGGTCTTCCTTATACATTAATTTCTGGAAGTCCTAATTGTGATCCTGTATATAGTGATATATTAGACTGTAATCAACTAAAGATACAGCCTAACTTTGACATACCTTTTTTAGATGTTAATGAAGTAACTAATGTAGGATCATTAGAAGCTGGAATGTATCAGTTTGCTATTCAATACTCTGATGCTACAGGTAATGATTTAACATCTTATTATTCAGTAACCAACCCTTGTCCTATTGCTGATCCTCTTATAACAACAGTAAACTTTAACTATCCAGTAGGTAAATCTATTATAGTAAAAGTATCTAATTTAGATATATCAGGACAATTTAATTACTTCAACTTAGCAGTAATTAAAACTATAAATAATATTACTTCAGTAGAACTAGTAGGTGTTTATAACATTACAGAAACTACAGAAGATATAACCTATACAGGAGCAGATCAGACAGCTATAAGATTATCAATAAATGATATATTTGAAAAGTATCCTTATTATGATATTGCTAAAGATTTAACATCAGTTCAAGATGTATTAGTATGGGATAATTTAACATCTATAGATAGAATCAACTATCAACAGATTGCTAATGATATAACCTTACAATGGGAAACTCATAGATTACCTGCTGATGAAAATTATGCTGATGAAGAGAATGCTACAAACTTACGTGGATATATGCGTGATGAAGTGTATGCTTTTGAAATAGTATTTCTTCTTAAGAATGGAAAACAAACAGATTCTTTTCATATCCCAGGTCCTAACAATCTTAATGTACAACCTGACATACCCAACACTAATGATGATTTTATAGGTGAGCCAGATTACTTTCAAAACGGTATAGGATATAGTCCATATTGGAAGATATATAACAATGCTATAAATCTAGGTTTCTCACCTGGCTATCTTTCTACTGAAAGCTACAAAGGACCTTATGAGTTTGGAGAGTTTGCATACTGGGAGTCTACTGAAAAGTATCCTTGTAATAAAGATGTATGGGGTAATTTAGCAGATCAACCTATTAGACATCATAAATTTCCAGATGTATTAATTAGTCCCATTATAGAAAGTCCTGTTATTACTTATGACGGAAACAATATGGTTCCTGTTATGCAAGATAGTAATCCAGTATTCCCTATGGGAGTAAAGATTAATGACAATCAAATTTCAAACTTAATATTAACTTCTGATTTAACACAAGATCAAAAAGATGATATTGTAGGATTTAAAATAGTTAGAGGAGATCGTGGTACAAATCGTTCAATTATAGCTAAAGGTATACTTAGAAATGTAAACTCTTATATAAGACAAGATCAAGAGTACTACTATCCTAACTATCCATACAATCAAATTTCTGGAGAAGACTCATTTCTACAAGAGAATAACAATGCTTGGAATTATAAATCTAAAGCATGGCTTGTATATATGCCAGATTCTGCATCAACTGCTCTTCCAGGAGTAGATCTTAACATAGTAGTAAATAGTGAGGATGGTGTATTTTCATATACCAGTGTCACTAATGGAAGACCTACAGAGGCAGTTATTAAACCTAATTGTATTATAGAAGTATGTTCTATTACAAGACCTGTAGCTCTTAAAGGAGTAATGACTATAGGTCCTGGAGATTATGATATATGGAAATGCTTTCATGATAGTGGTGCATATTGTGGTTGGAGATCAGTAACTCAAAATCCTTTTAATAATATAAACTTTGATGGAACTCTTGTTGGAAAAAAATGGTGGGCTGCATATTTCTTACCATTTCTTACTGATAAAACAGGTACTGTAATAACTGATTTTGATCCTGACTTTGATTATGATGGTCAATTTAATGAAGATGCTGGAGGTCATGCTTTTAGACCAGGTATTGAAACTAAACAGTGTGTATCAATTAATGGAAGTAATGGTCGTAGACCTATGTTAAAACTAGCACCTCTTGGTAATAATGGAGTTTGTGTAAATGAAGATGGAACTAATGCTGCTAATGGTAATTATTCTCCAGGTTGTTTTTCAAACCAATGTACTGAAGGTCCTAATGGAGAGGCATGTCAATGTTGTATTGATACAGTTAATGGTGAACCCTCTGGTTTTGGAGAACCTACTAATCCTCTTCCTGCAGTAGTACCTAATCCTGATGATTCGACAAATACTTTTACTCCTCAAACAGCTTTGGAAGATGGTGGAAGTGCTTCTCTTAGTGGTACAAATAGTCGTCAAGGAAGAAGGTCTTGTTTAAATTGTGATAAAGATACACCTATTACACCTTTGGATGGTCCTGATGCTGAAAGAGCAAAAGATATTTTAGATAAATTAATATTTAATTCTCCTGACACATCCTTTGGGCAGCCATTTTTAGGTGGTGTACTAAAATTAGAAAGTGTCATGGCTGGAGCTGGGAAGGCTCATTTTGTAGAAGTTAAAGACAACGCTAAGTATAAACTTCTAACTAAAGAGGCTCAACAAGATGCTTTAGATAGTTCAGAAAGAGTAGCTAACATGGGAGCTGAATGGAATGCTGGTGTAATGTTTACAGTATACCAATCCTATCTTACTATATACATAAATGGTATAACAAGAAAGAACTATGCAATGTCTTTCAACTCAAGAGCAAATTATGATTATTCTTTTCCTATTGACAATAATGTTAGCAGTGGTATCAAACAAAGAGAGATAGAGCTTGCAAGGTATTTAATACCAGGAGTTCAATCATTTAATAATAATGATGCCCCTATAAATAACTGGAATAGAGAATCATCAGTATATATTAAAACTAAAACTAATGACAATTTATTAGCATTACCTATTCCACAAGATACAAATAGTTTAGCGGCTTCAGATGGAACTTCTAGTATGGTAGAGTATTCAAGATTTGCTATAGGAGATAGTGGTGCTTGTAGTACTCCTGAAAGAGAACAAGACATAAAGGTGGTTTCCTATTATGCTTCTATGAAAAATATTATACCTAATCAGTGGGGTCAAATAAATTCATTTAAAAGAATAGATACAGGATATCAAAAACTATTAAATTCATCTGATAGTGATACTATATTTGGTGGTGATGTATTTATATCTAGATTTACATTTAAAACTAAACTACCATTCTTTATAGATAATAGAGTAGAAGCACCTGATGATTCAGACATATTCTTTGATGAGTTAGGTAATGTAGCTTATCCTAAATATTGGCATTCTGCTAGATCTATACTGAGTAATTACACAGTAACTAAAGGTGAGGATGCTCCTCAAAATATGTTTAACCTTATTTCTACTAAGGCTAATAATTTTGATTGTCCTAGCGATCCTTCTTTATATGATGCAAATACAGATAATCCTATTGCAGGTACATACAGAACATTTTATAATGGTTACATGTATTTATGGGCTTATGGTGTTCCTAACTTCTATTGTGAAAGTGTATATAATACAGATTTAAGACAGGCTTTTAATACTAAAGAAGGAGACTTTTGGCCTCATGTAAGTAGTGGTATTCCAGACGAGTGGTTTCAAGAAGTAAATGTTCCAATTGCTCAAGATAATACTTATTACTATAATGTAACTTACTCTAAACAAAACAAAGAGAATTCATTTAGTCAACTTCCTCCAGATTGGAGAGAGGAATTATGTTTTACATTTTTCCCATTTAGAGCAATTTACTCTGACTCACAATCAGATACTCCTGATAATAGAGTAAACAATTGGCTAGTGTATAGGGCTCTTAATTTATTTGACTTTCCACAAAACTATGGTGATCTTATATCATTAGATGGTATTCAAGATAAGGCAGTATTAGCACGATTTGAAAACAAAGCTTTATTATATAATAAGCTTTTAACTATTGACACTAGTAATCCACAAGCAGCTTACATAGGTAATCCTAAAATGTTTTCTAGTTCTCCTCCGATAGATTTTGCAGAAACAGATCTTGGGTATGTAGGATCTCAACACAAGTTTTTACTTAAACTACCATACGGTCAGATTACTGCAGATGCAAAAAGAGGACAGTTATTTCTTATTAGTGGAAATAAAGCTGTAGATATAACAGGATTTGGATCAGGAGTAAACAGATTTATGACAAACAGTTTACCTTTTGAGATATTAGAATACTTCCCAGAAGTAAACATAGATAATAACTTTACAGGATTTGGACTACACGGAGTATATGATAGTAAGTTTGATAGAATTATTATTACAAAACTAGATTATATTCCTATAAACTCTTTGATTTATTTTGATATAGTTACACAAAACTTTTATCTGCCATCTTTATTAAATAATGGAATAGATCAACAAATATTCTTAAGTGATACGAAATACTTTTGTAATAAGTCTTGGACTATGTCATTTGATTTTAGTACAAAAAGCTGGATATCGTTTCATAGTTATTTACCAAACTTTTATATAGGAGAAAATAACTTCTACTATTCAGGAATTAATGGATGCTGTACAAACTTTACTGCTATTCTTGATACTCCAGATAGAAGTAGAATTGATAAAGAAGAACCTAATTTGGAAATGATGGTAGGAGTACTAGATGCAGTTGTTCTTATAACAACAAGTACAACAACTACTACTTCTCCTTTATTTACAACTACCACTACAATATATACACCGGATTGTAATTTTAATATATCATTAACAGAAGAGTTGAGTTGTGATATAGATGGTGTAGGATACATAACAGTACCTACTCCTACTACTACAACTTTGTGTGTAAGACCTACTCCTTTAACTACTTCAACCTTTGTAGAAGGATATCAAATAAAAGGTACAACTTCACCAGTAGTAGGAACAGCTACTGCACAAGAAGCATGTAGTGTAGCTGCATTTTCATTTAATGATACAAGTACAGAAATTGTACCTATCACTTTTAATTATCAATATCGTGTACTAGATAATTCTACTAGTATACTTAACTCTCAAGTCTATTTAGGAATAAGTCAAGACTGTACTATAGTTCCTGATGGTTGGTATAGTGTTCAATATGAGACTGGAACAGTATTCTATGTAGAAAATGGATTTGTAAAAATAGAACAACCATGTAATTGTAATACTCTTACAACTACTACAACTGTATATGCAGGAGCATTTGATCAATGTTGCACATGGTTAATGAATGATGACAATGGAACTGTTAATATATATAAAGAAAATATACCAGATATGAATGGTATTCCAGTTACAATTCCTAACTATACTTCTGGTAAGTTAGCAATTGGACCGAGTACTTTATATGGAGTTTCACCAGGTTTTAATACTACATTTAAGAAATGGAAGATTACAACAAACCCATGGACTGTAGAGGTAGCTTCAGATTTAACAATAGCTGATAATTCCTTTGGTACAACGGCTGGGATAGTAGTTAAAGATGACAATACACTAATTGCAATAGATACATCTCAAGGATATATAGTAGAAATAGACGCATCAACTGGAATCCCTTCACAGAAAATTCTAGTGGGAGGTAATTATACATACTCAACTAACTTATTATATACTAAAACAGGTAAATTAATAACAATAGGAAAAAATACTGCGTCAGGAAACTTTCATTATTTCCAGTGGGATTATGATAATGAAGTTGCAAATCCAGAAATAAATACTGAGATAATTAATTCAGAATTTGTAAGTTGTAGAGCGATTATGTCATGTGATTGTGAGATCACTATTGTGGCAGAAGGTTCTACTTGTGAGAATTATTTATTCCAAGTAGAAACAGCCTCTCCTTTTAGAGTGGTAGGAATAGGATGTTTAGACTATGTAGCAAACCCACCTACCTTAGATGATGTCACACCTATATGGAGTAAACTTAATATTACAAATGTAACTCAGCAAGCATCTTGTGTTACTAAAGGCACAGATCAATTTGGAACAACAACTACTACAACCACTGCACCTGCAACTACTACTACCACAACATCAATATATCCATGTTACGGATATGAAGTAGTAGGACCTCAAGTAGTGTGGTATCCTAACTGTGTAGGAGATGATCAATCAATATCTGTACCTACAGGAGAAACTTTACAGTTCTGTTCTTCAGATAATACTATAACTGGTACAGGTATAACTTTATTAGGAGCATGTCCTTTATAATTAACTATGGCAACAAAAATAATAAATTTAAAAATAACGAGCTCTAGTCCTAATGTAGGACCTTTTGATGTCATTACTGATAACGGAGTTACTGTGGGAACTAATGTTTCACTAAGTGATTTTATTTCTGGTATAAGTTATATAGTAGATTCATCTGTAGAAGTGGTAACAATTAAGTCTAATGGTAATTGTGAATTTACAAAGAATTTTAGTGTTAAAAATATACCTAATCAAACATATATAAATGCTAAATATACTCCAACAAGAACTGGATGTTTATGGACTCATTTAAGAAATGATACTTTATATAATTATTACTATGGAGATATAGCTCCTTATATAATTGAGTATCCTTTTGCATATAAATATTACGATGAGATACTACAGAATGTAAAAGATTATAGTAAAGTGTATGTATACCTACCTTCTACGTTAGGATCATTTGATTCTAATAGTAAGGTGCAAGTTGATGATAAGTATTTTAATAAAGCTGTTCTTTATAATGGTCAGCAATCTACAGGTATAATAGAACTTGTGCCTAAACCTATGAATGACTTAAGTTCATACTTACAGTATCCTATATTAAATAGTGACAGTAAGACTATTACATATGCAAAGACAGATAGTTTTTATCAATACAATACTTTCTGGGCACTACAGAAAGATGATCAAGTACCTTTGTTTAAGACATCATGTGAATCGAAATCAATAGATAAAGTAGTTAATCAGGACAACATGAATTATGGTGACCTATCATTTAAGAAGTCACAACTAAGAGCTAAGAATTTAAAGGTGAGACACATATTAGATAACTCTTCTATAACACATATAGTAAGTCAGTTTATTGTAACACCAGCACAAATATCATATCATTAATGGCACTAACACCAGGTAAAGCAAAAAAGATGTTAAGCGATGGAACTGTCCATGGTCAATCTTTGTCAGATAAACAGAAGAGATACTTCGGTGCTATAGCTGGAGGGGCAACACCTATGAAAGCAATCAATGGTGGTTGGTTAGATAAGTATGCAATGGGAGGAAGTCTTCCAGGTGCATCAGGTATGATGTATTCACGTAACTCTGGTTCTTCTGCAATGTCTCCTCCTAACCTTACTAAAGCTCAATATGGTGACAAGTATACAATAGTACCAGAAGATGGTATACAGTTAGATGAGGTTGTTATAACTGGAAGGTCAAACGAGAGAAAAAAGAAAGATGAAATAAGAGAGGAGTTATTTAAGGATATGCCTGATTATTTAAGATATGGAGATGATGATCGTGTTCTTTCATTGGAACAACAACAACAACTTAAAGATCTAGGTATTACAGACGTAGCTAGTTACAATGAATATTTTGGAACATCTTATAGTAAGGACAATGCAGGAAATGAGTTTAATTATTTAAACTCCTATAAGCCTGAACGTGAAGAGTTGATTAGGAGAATTCATGGTGCTACTAACACAGCAGCAAAAAACGTTGCTCTGTTTGCATCCTTAATACCTAGTCCAATAAGTGGTGCTAGTTTATTGTCCAGAACACCACAAGCATATAAAGCTCTTGCTGGTCCTGTTAGACAAGCTTACAACTTTACTGCTAATAGTCCTGTTGGAAAAGCTGCTTTTAAGTATATAGGAGAACCCTTTAAAAGGTTTACGAACTATAAACCAGGAGGTGGACCATTTAGTATAGGGAACTATGCTGATGCTGCTAGTGTAGGTTATGGTGGTTATAACATTGCTCCAGATGTAAAAGAACTATATAATAATCCTAGTTGGTCTGCTGCAGGAAATGTAGGTTTAGATGCTTTATCACTTACTCCTTTATTAAATAAAAGGTTTACTGATGCAGTCCTTCCAAAGAGGGTCAGAAATATTACTAAGTACTATACAAAGCCTTTAGGAGATGCTTATAAAATAGGGATGGATAATCCTGATATACCAACCTTTCTTACTAGAGGTAAGACTCCACCAAACCCACTTATAGGTAATTCTAAGATAGATGCAGATCGTTTTATGCAAATATATACAAATCCTAAGAATTCAGCTTTTATGTCTAGATTTGATGATCAGATAATGAAGCCTTTTCCTGGTGGAACGATGAATGAAAATTATCTTAGAGTTCAGACAAGAGAACTAAATGTGTTACAACAACAATTAGATGAATTCATAAAAACTCCAGGTGCTCATGTTCTTCCTAAAGCCAAAGCTTTACAAAAGTCAATTACTCAATTAGAACAGAACATTAATGGCTTTTGGAATATGTATTATCCTACTATAGCAAGAAAGAACATGGAAGCAATACAGGCTGGTACGTTTAAGACTACCTTCAGTAGTGCAGATCTTGGTCCTGGAGTAGGAGGGACATACTGGCCTCCTACTGCTAATCAACCCCTGAACACTTGGAAATATATGTTTCCAAATCAACCAAACACAGTGGGTATAGGTAACAATAGTGCTGTTAAGCTAAGAGAAGTGCCTGTAGGAGCTACTGAAGCTGTTAAAAATGCAGAAAGAACAAAGGAAATGCTAACTGGTATACATGAAACCCTTGGTCATGCTAGTAATGCAGGAGGATATGCTTTAACTAAACAAACTAATGATTTAATTAGAGGTGCACTTAAACCCAATCCCAAAATAAAAGACGGAACGTCTGAGTGGGTTCAAAAGTTTTTTAAGGATCCTAAAGCAACTTTTAAAGACTGGACAAAATATTTACAAGATGAGACAGAGATGGTTGCAAGGGTGATGGAGCTTAGAAGACAATACATTGACCCAAAATACTGGGGAACTGGTAAACAATATGATATACCAGATAAGTTAATTGACAGAATATTTAGAGATGGACTCTCTGGTAAGAGTAAAATACATGCAGACTTTTTTAGAGTGATAGATAAAAAAGGACTTCAGAAATTAATGAAGGGATTATATGCCACTATACCAATGGCTATAGGAGCTGATGGATTATTAGAATATAAACATGGTGGTAATGTACCTAAAGCTCAAGGTGGTATTCTGAGAAACAATCTGGAGAAAGAATCTGTCAAAGGAATAGGTCAAAAGGTTGCTGATATAGCAAGTTCTATGGAAGCTAATGAAGAAGATGGAGGAAGACCGCCTTTAAGTATACCAGATTATGCCAGGGCATTTTTTGATAAAGAAGGTTTGTGTAGAGATAATACATGTGTTCAAACAGTAAAAGATTTTTATAGTAAAGCTGGTGTAAAGGCTATGCCTAAAGATGTTTATAATAATAGAACGTTTTTAAAGAACTTTAAAGAGTATGGGTTTGAAGAAATATTAGATCAGAAAAATCTTCAACCAGGAGATATATTACAATACTACTATGGTCCAGATGGTGAAGATGTAAAAGAAGACCCATCATATTTAAACTTTCCATATCACATGGGTGTTTATGTAAATCCTGGAGAGTATATTGGAGATGGTGATAGTGAAGCTCCTATTCAAAGACAAAGTATGTATACAGGTACTAGGGATGGAAAAGAATACAAGAAGGATCCATTCAGAGCATTTAGATATACTAAACAAAACAAAAATGGTGGGTGGTTAGATAAGTTTCAAGAAGGTGGTGTGATAGAAGATGACAGAGGGCAATGGGCACACCCAGGAAAAATAACTAAAATCAACTCCAACAAAATAACAATGAAGGGTGTTAACTACCCTGTACTTGGAATATCTGATACTGGTGACAAGAAGATGATGCAACCAGGTAAAGATTACAAGTTTGGTGGTAACTCTGTAACAGAGTATCCAATGGCTCAAGAAGGACTTAAACTTAAAAAAGCAACACCAAGTTTTCCATATATAAACAGAGTGCCTGACACTTCACCTCAAGTAGAGTTTTTAAAGAACTGGACAAATTCTCCAAGAGGTCAAGAATTATTAAGTAATAGTTTTGATGGAGATGAAAAAGATATAGAGAGAGTAACTAATAAAAGAATAAACAATTTAGATAATATTGATATTAGTATGGATGATCATGCTAGTGATTTCTTAGGTAGATATAATCGTAACAGGCATGACATTAAATTAAACTCTAGTCTTCTAGATACATCAGAACCTAAACTAATAGGTAATCAAGATGAAGATGTAATACTTCATGAACTCTCACACGCTCAAGACTTTTCACCAGGTGCTGAGTTTAACAGATTAACTATGCCATTTAGTGATCAAAAGCTCATTAAAAACTATAGAAAGAAAGCTCTTAAAGAGACAAAGAATCTAGATGTGGAGAGAAAGACTAAGAAGGATATTAAGAATAGAGTTAACTATATAGGTGACCCAACAGAAACTAGAGCAAGACTTAATTCTATTAGATATTTCTATGAAACTAGTCCAATTGGAAAAGAGGAAGGAATGCCTAGTATCATGGATTCAGAGGTAACTCCTGAGATGATGGAAGTAATGAAAGACAATGCTCAGTTTAAAGAATTAAGAGAAGTATATGATGATGATGAGATACTAGAACTTTTAAATACTGTATCAGATAACAGTAAGTCCTCTGGTCCTTCTAATATGGCATATGCACAAGAAGGTGATAACATACCTCTTAAAACAGTTAATGAGTTTGGTGAATTAAAAAGTCTGACTTATCCAAGTAGTGTGTTCCAAACTAATGAAGGTGAGCCTCAACAATTGGTTATGTTAGATCCAGCAGTTGTTACTGCAAAAGGTCCTATAACATCAGCTAAAGAACAAATGGAAAAGTATGGAATAACCAATGAATTAGCAAAAGGTTATGTACCTAATCTATCTGAAAGAGCATTAAACAATATAATCCCTCAAGATTATGGAGACATAACAAAAAATCTTGATAGATACAGAAGATTTAAGGGAAATCTAGGACGTCCTGAAGACGCTTTGTGGTATGACGACCCAAAAAGTGATAATCCAAGAAAATATACTATACCTAACCGAGAAGATGCATTTAGACTATATCTAGGAATGCCACAAGTTAATAATAGTTTTTCTGTAAGTAATCACAGACCTGGTGATTCAGAAGATAAAAGTATGGTTTATTTAAAACCTACTTATTTTAAAAATCCAGAAATTAGACAAGAATTACTAGATAATTATTTTAGTCTCCTTGATACTAGGCTTTTTAACGGTAAAAGAGGAAGAGGTAATGAAAGATCATTATCAAGAGGAGAATATGAAGGGGATGGTAAACCATGGCCTACTGCAGATAACGCTTTAGGAGATTTTACATTTGATATGGGAGAGGATGAAAATGGAAGCTATATATCTATATATGATATATGGGACTTGAACCCATTCAATACCACAGGCGAAGGATCGTCTATAAATAGAACTGGTAAAGCATTACTAAAGCTTTTTAATACAAAAAGTGGTAAGAACGCTACTGAAAATTCAGAAGTGTCCGAAATATTTGGAGCAGGAAAACCATTTGAAATATATGAAAGAATATATTTTGACCCAAAAACTAAGAAAATACTAGATATGAAACAGATGAAACAGGGAGGATCCTTGGAGAAGAAGGCTCAATTTACTAACTTTACAAATTATAACACCCCACAACCAGTAGGCTGGTTAGATAAATACTAACAATATGAAAGCTCAAATATTAAAAATAGCAGGCGTTAAGTCTGAAAAAGAATTCTACAAGAAGTTTCCTACAGAAGAAGCTTTTATGAAGAAGCATGGAAAAGAACTAGCTAAGCTTAAGAAGGCTGAGGTAGGTGATGTTATAGAATACACTGATGTAGAAGCTGGTAATAATCGTAAAGTTATTGATGGTACTGAACTTATACAAAGTACTAATAAAGATGTTCTTGGTAATTTTGATCAGTTAAAGGATAGAGCTTATGAGCTTGGTGTTAATTCTATGACCACTAAAGATGAAAAAGAAGACTATGAGTATAAAGCAAAGGTGGATGCTCTGTATGCTAATCAAAATTCTGGTGGTGGTTTAATGGACTTCTTAGGTAGTGAACAAGGTATGGCAGATATTACTTCTATCTTTGGTGAAGGTGGTGGTGAAGGTATGAGTAGCATGATTAGTGGAATGGCAAAAAAAGGTGGTAAGGTTAAAAAGGGTTATCATAAAATGCCTGATGGATCACTTATGAAAAATTCAGATCATATGAAGAAAGGTGGTAAGGTTGAAAAGTTTACACCTCATATGATGTATGACCCTAAGACTAAGAAGGGTAAGAAAGCTATGACTTATAAAGAGCACTTAGCTCTTAAGAAAAAAGGTTGGGGTCATGATGCACCTAAAGCTCAAGGTGGTAAAAATGTAACAGAAAAAGTTTCAGACGAGGAG